CTACATCAGAGTCAGTACCAATCGCTGATATAGATGCATCGTTATTAATCTGTAAACCTTTCTGTGCTGTACCAGTGATGATAGTTGAGTTAGCAGTGTCAACTTTCAATACGGGACTAGCAGTACTTACAGAGTCACCTACTTGGAAATCATTTCCAACTGCTAATCCTGTAGGACCATATCTACTCTTCTCTACACCAGCTATTGATATACTGAACTCATCAGCAGCATAGTGTGATATACCTGTTGTTGGGGAAGTGGCAAAATTGAGTGAAGGAGCAGCAGCTGTACCATCAGCAATTTGTATGGTTGCGTTTGTAAGTGCTACGTTACCAACTGTCTGGGTAAGGTCACCTTCTAAGGTTAAGTTACCTGTCTGTGTGGTGTCACCAGTGACAGTCTGGGTACCTGTAATTGTTAATGTGTCAGTAGATTCATCACCTAATGTTAGACTACCTTTTACTGTGAGGTCACCATCAGCAGTGATATCACCAGTTGTTACTATATCTCCTTCTTCAGCATCAACAGAGAATACAACTCCTTGCTTACCAATAGTAAGACTACCTTCCTCTAGAGTTGGATGCTTAGTACCCGCTATTCTAAATGCATCAGAATTTAAAGCACCATCATGTGTAAACTCAAATCTATCATCAGTTTCTGTAGCACCTACTTGTAAATTAAATGGGTTACCAGTTGTAGGAGGTCCTGATTCATTACCAGAAACACGTGGTAGTAATTGCTGTCCTACGTTATATCCGAATCCACCATCAGTTATAGTTACATCTCTAATAAAACCTACTTTAGTAACTGTATACTGGAATCCAGAACCAGTACCACCTACATCTCCTGCGTCTACAGATAGAACATCACCTACGTTGTAAGGTCCTCCAGTAAGACTGATATTCTCAACAGTAGCAATATTAAGTATCTCAGAAGCTAGTGATGCTTGGAATCCAGAACCAGCTCCACCAGTATCTGCTACAGCGGTTGATACTGTATTACCTGAGAAGTAGTTCTCACCCTGTGAGTTACTCTTAACTTCTGTTATTGAACCACCTGATACTGTGACATCAAGTGATAAACCTGTACCATAGTTTCCTGCTGAACCACTGTTAATGGTTATGGAAGCACCCATGTTGGCATGCTGAGAGCAGATATAATCTGCTGTCTCTCCTGCTGTGCCAGGTCTTAAGACGACATCTGTAAATGCTCCTGCAGTACCAGGTGTACCATGTTGTATTGATACAATGTCAGTAGCTAGAGTTCCACCATCCTCTCTACCAATAATGAGTGGATGTCCTGAGTTAGTATCATCTGACTGATCAAAACGGTAGGTATTACCCTCGACCATAGTAAGGGCTGCCTGTGTGCTGCCATTGATGACATACACATCATCAGGAGGAGGTGTGCCAGGATTTGATATTACTGTTACTGTATATGTCTGTACTGGTACGTTATATGCTGCGATACCATCATACTGTCCGTCTGTATATCCTGATCCTGCGTTGGTTATGTTGAGTGTCCAACCTGGTACTATGAAGTCAGCAGTAGCAGCAGATGAAGGAGCAGCACCACCACTTACGAAACTAAAACTTACACCTTGATATGTACCTTGTGTATAAGCACTACCATTGTTTGTTATATTACCTGTTAACGACTGAATATTTAATCCTGCCTGAGCATCGTGTCCAGCTCCACCAATAAGTGTCAGTGTAGGAGCAGTTGCGTATCCAACGCCAGGATCAGTTATTGTAATACCAGTTAGTCTAGCATTTCTTTTACTAAATGTTGCTTCTAAATCAGCAGCTGTGATTGGATCACCACCTTCGACTAGAATAGTAGGAGCAAAGTTATAACCCGCACCTATTTCAGTGATATTGACTTGATCTATTGGATAACCAATAGTTGATGTAGCAGCACCACCAGAACCTGTAGTGTCAGAGTCTGAGGCAGTTATGGTTACAGTTGGAGCAGATGTATATCCACTACCTCTTGATCCAATAGAGATACTATTGATTGATCTACCACAAAAGACTTGAAGTGTAGCAGCACTAGCACCTACGTCCTCTGAGAGTGTAAGAGAAGGTAGAGAGTTTCCATCATAAAGTGTACCAACCTCATTGATTGTAACACTTGCTATAGCATCACCTGACATGGTGACTGTAGCAGTTGCGTTAACACCACCTAATGAGTGTGACTCAGCTGATTCTTGATCTGCGGATGCTGATAGACCTACAGCAGATCCACCTTGTGAGTTAGATAACTGGAAGTTATTACCAGACTTGTTAATGACGTAGTAAGTATTTCCATTTGTCAAACCAACAGATTCAGATCCACCACTGTTGTTGTATACAACTCTTAAACCATTAGTAAATGGGTTGTCTTCAATAGTAATAGTATTACCTGAGATACCCTCGAATGTATCGAATGAGAATGAATTGGGTTCTTCAATAGTAAGAGTTGGTGTCCCTGTATATGTTGATCCACCATCATCAACGTCAATTCTGTTGATAACACCATACTGTTCTAAGACCGCTGTGGCATCAGGGTTTGTAGCACCTGAAGTAAATGATATAACGGGTTCAGTTGTGTATAGAGAACCAGGATTGGTTACAGTAACAGTCTTCAGTGAACCATTATTGGTGTCTATGGTACAAGATGCTGTACCGTTTACAGCAGGGTTGGTGTCAAGTGTTACCGTCGCTGTACCGCCAGTATATCCATCACCTGTATTAGCAAGAGTGATTGCTGATAACTTCTCAGTAGATATGAGAAGGTTCGTATCGGATAATAGTCCATAAGCGTTGAATCCACCTCTTCTTTGTATTCCTCCAAGGTTGATATCAATAGAACCTGTCTGAGCAGTATTGAAACTACCTACCTTGTTCTGGTCAAAGTAAGCGTTCTCGTTAAATATTACCTCACCGTTAAATGTAATGTCTTCGTTACCCGCAGGGTCGATTAGTAGAGCACCACTTGTAGTAGAGAAAGTGTTACCCGCTAGTCTTATATTACCTGTCTCGATGTATGCAGGATAGATGTTTGTAGTACCAGTGGAGTCAGATAATCCAATACTGGTTGCTTGCTGTGATGATGATGTTGACTGGAAGTTAACGTTACCTGTCTCTTGGTCAACTAAGAATACCTCACCAACTCTGAAGTCACCCTTCTGGTCAGTAGATGAGTAGAATACTCTACCACCATTGGTTTCTACGACTTCATTAGCTTGGTTTGCTAGAGATGTATCATTGGTAAAGTCCTTTCCAGAACCAATGTACATGAAGTTGTGTGCTGATAGAATCAGTTTACAACCATTACCATCTGATACAGCACCCTTGTTACCGTAGATGTTAGCAGATGCTATAGACTTTAGTTCACAACCAAAGGCACTATAGTCAACAAGTGCTATACCTGTAGCAGAGTCAAAGTTATTAGAACGAACATCCTTTGGAGAAGGAGTGTCAGTAAAGGTAGTTGATTGATCTGTACCGTTGAAATGTACTAGAAGAACTGTATCAGTATCTGTACCATACTCTGAAGTTGGAGGTGTAAATGAAGATGTATATCTTGCGGATAGACCTGTAGATACTCTAACCTCATCAATCTTACCTGTAAAGAAGTTACCACCAACTGATCCATAATCAGAACCAATGTTGAGTGGTTTAGTCTTACCATAGTTGTTAGTGTCAGTAAAACTACCAACCTCAGTACCATCAAGGAATAGTCTTGTAGTTAATGTACTACTAGAAGTAGGGTTTTGACGTGTTACAGCAACGTGATGCCAAGTATTAAGTGATAAACTACCACCACTGATATGTTCAGTAGTTCCAGAACCATACTTAAGTGTACCACCATTCTGATATAGTCTAGGTGCTACGTCTGTATCTGATCCAGTACGGAAGTCAAAGATAGTAGAAGTGCCAGTAGTAGATGTAGGATATATCCAAGCCTCAGCACAGAATCTTGCTGTACCAAATCCAAAGTCTTCTTCTGTCTCAATACTAACAAAGTCACCAGTACCATCAAGTTCTAGTGACGCAGTTCCAAACTTCTTGATTGATGTGTCCAGTCTAGCATCAGCTTGAGGTGTAAGAGTCTTACCTTCTTCTAGTGCTGTGGTGAACTGTCCGAGTCCTTTTCCGACTAGGTATAAGTAAGTTCCATCATTAGATGCGATTTCACCATAACCGATTGCCTTCTTGTAGGTGATGATACCAGAGGCATTCATCGAACCACGAGGGTAGGTAAATGTATTAGCGTCTACTTTTGTACACTGATAGAAAGAAATTATTCCATCAGTCATCGCCATGACGTAATCGCCAGTCTCTATAGTATGACCTGTATTTGTGACAGTTATAGTGCCACTACTGAAAGTAAATGTTCCAGACTGATATTGATTTTCTAATTCAAATACTTCTTCACCAGCTGAGAACGTACCAGTTGTTCCAGATAGTTTTAATCTTGTTTGTCCAGTACCATGCTTACCTGTAGCACCCTGTATACCTTTGATACCTTCGTCAGCGAAGTATACAAAAGAGTTCTGCCACTCACAACGAACACCGTTAGTTAAGAGTACACCAACTGAATTAGGTACGATGAATGTACACTCGTTGAATAATACTGATGTCTCTAATGTGTTTGCGTTAGCAATAGCACCATCTAGTTTAGCACCACGTCCTGCATCCCCTGCATCAAATCCATAGGGGTCACTAGCAGATGTAGTTGATCCTTTGTTTAGGACTGTGACTCTCTGTACATAAGCACTTCTCTCTGAGTTCCAGTCGTTAGCAGCAACGAAAGCATAACCTGTGTCATTGCTACTGTTGTAGAACATGTCCTTAACAGTCAGTTCTGATACAGTGGTGTCACCGTTCAATACAAAACAGTTAAGATCGTTTGTCGCTACTGTTGGATATATATTTGTCGCTCTTAATCCTGCTCCTCTAACTGCCACTCCGTCTGGAACTGTTAGTGGAAATTCTTCTTGGTACTCACCAGCTGCTACGTTAACTGTATCTCCTGACTGAGCTTGTGAGAGTGCATATTTAATTGTAAGGAATGGTGTAGAGGAATGCTTACCTCTGTCTGCACCACCTGGTAATGCTGCTGCGTCTGTACCGACTTTAGCAACGAATAGATGATTACTAGGACCATTAGTAATATCAGACGCGAGCATAGCCGCAGTAACACTAGCGGTGTTTGGAGCCGCGTTACCTATCTCTACGATAGAACCTGAATTGTTTACAAAGAGTTTTTTATCCGCGATATTAATCGCGACTTCCTTATCGACTAGATCACTTGTTGTCGGTGTCGAGTTGGGAGTTATCGAACTCTTTAGTTTGATCCTCGTTGCCATTTATAGCATTCTCTGATGATTGATCTTGTATACTATTTAACTGGGTTTGTAAGTCCAGTATCTTCGCTTCAAGCATAATGTTAGATAATGTCAGTTCAGAAACTTTACGTTGTAATGTGGAAATAATAATGTTTACGTTCATGGGTTTTCAGTGTTAGAAAACGCCTCCATCTAAAGTGTCTGTCCATACAGGAACGCCTCCTGCTGTGACTGTTAGAACTTGGAATGAAGTTGTTGCGTCAGTTCCTGTACCAGGTGATGCCATGTTAGCAGCAGCTGTTACATTTAAGGGGTTTGTACCGTCGCCATAAGGAATACCATACTGAGTAAAGGTTGAAACACCTGTACCACCATATTGTACTTCGAGGTCAGTATCTAGTTCTAGGTCACCAAGTACGACTGTACCACGGTTACCTGTTACACCAAAGACTGTACCAGTGTCTGTAGCATTCTCAATGAATGTCCAAGCACCAGCTCCATCAGCACCTCCAGTGCGATCATAACCAAAGAAACCAAACTGAGCAGCACTACCTGTGTGGTAGTGAACTTTAACACCTCTGTCTAGTCCGTCACTAGCATCTCTTACAGCAGTAATACTGCCACCACTATCTATGTTACCAGTGATTGCCTGATCTAGAGTGATCGTTTTAGCACCTGTGTCAATAGAAGCAATGTTAGTTGAGTTTGCTATGTTTGTTCCAGTGATATCATCACCAACATTTAATCCTACCACTCTGTCCACAGTAAGAACTGTAGCACCTGATGTAGCAGAAGCAGTCAATGTTAATACAGTTGTAGGATCACCTAACTCGATTGTAGGGTCGTTAACAGACATTGAAGCACTGTTAACTGTAGTTGTAGTACCATCAATCTGTAGGTCACCTTTAATAATAACTAAACCTTCAGCATCACCACCAGCTGGGAATGGGTCAATGATCATCTCTGTACCAGAGGTAGTAGAGAGGACGTTGGCATCCATCTTTAACTGGTCAATAGTGAACTCACCAGTAGTATTGATTGTAGCGTTAATGGTTTGTGTGCCATTGAATGTAACGCCATTCTCAAATGTAGTAGTTGAGTTAACTGTTAGGTTGTCTGTGTCAGCGGTACCTATTGTTGTGTCGTCATCAACATTTAAGTCTTTGACCCATGCTTTAGCACCAACTGCTAAACCACCTGATACCATCACAGCAGCAGTTGTGGAGTTGGACGCTGTAGTAGTGTCAGCAAATGTTACCTGAACACCTGTGTCATACTGTTGATCAGCACCAGCCCATCTTAGTTTGTCTGTTGTTGTCTCATCATAATATACACGTGCGTCATTTCCTGTACCAAACTTTAGGGGGA